CGAAGACGTTGTCAAAAATACCCGGCAACGCCTGTTGAACTGCCTTGCCATCAAGAAATGGCCAGTGTTCGATGTTGCCGTTTTCGTCTTGGCTCTCTTTCGCAAGAGCGGTGACCAGAAAGTGCATCGGCATGTCGCGGATCGCCTTGCACGCACCGATTAAATTGGCAGTGTGTTTGGCCCACGCCTCAAAGCCGTTGGCGTTTTTCTTACCTTGGCGCTGCGCCTCTTCATCTGCGTGTTGCTGCGCAGCCTTCAGCGAGTGAGATGAAAGCTCAGTCAGACTATCTAGGCCCACCCACTTGTAACCCTCTGACTTAAACTCTGGCGTCTTCATCCATTTGAAGATGTCGACAAAGCTGTAGCTGTTGGCTGCTGGGTCAGACGCGCCATTCCAACTGTCGAAAGGTAGGTAGTCGATACCCGCCGAGCGGATAGACGACAGACCGCTCTCACCGCTTATGATAAAGCCCTTGCCGTAGTGTTCTTGAAGATGCTTAAACTGGGTAGTCTTGCCCCAACCATGCGGGGCAAAAAACAAAGACTTCATGTAGGAAGTCGTGCTGTCTTTTGTGTTCTGTGCCTTAAACATTGGACACCTCGATGACTTTCACGCGAGCTGGGCCGGGTTCACGAGTGAGGGCTGGCAGCAAGACTTTCTTTTCTTCGTCCTCAAGGTTCTGAAACAACCGCTTGTTCACGGTCAGCTTTTTCTTAATGTGGTCTGGCAGAATTTCGCTCGACGCAAAGATGTCATCCAAATATTCTGCGTCCCACTTCCATCTTTCCAGACGGCTGCACGTTACAGTCATGCCGTCCACGTCAATGGCCTGTTCTCCAGACTGAATTGGAAACTGCGCGGCAATCGTATCTGCGAGAGCCGAGTGACGATCTTGTAACTTGGACAGCGTACCTGTGATCTGGGCATATTCTTTGACCGCTGCAAGTAACGCAGGGTCGGCTGTATTAACTGATGCTTGGGTGTCCCAATCAGACATTCAATGTCTCCTTTGAAGTTGAATTAACTTCACCCTTGTATATCCGAACTGTCCCTTAAGCAACCAAGGTGTGTCCCAGTTTGTGTCACATATAACACAGACGTATAGACGGTTGCTAATCTGGCCGTTAGATGCTGGTGTACATGATAAGGAGAAAGACATGGCATTAACATTTAACGCCGCACGCTTGGTCAAAGATTGTGGTGGCGTTTCAACCGTGGCTGAAGTCCTCGGCCACCATCGAACATATCCCTACAGGTCTATGCGTACTGGATATTTCGGAACCCCAACTCTGGCCAAGCTGCTGGAGCATTACCCCAACATCAACATCAACGATTATTTTGAGGAACAGCATGACAGGCAAGCAACTGACTGAGCAGGAATGGAACGACTGGTTTGCGCAGGTACACACTGCTGCGATTGAAGCGCACGACAGGGGGTGGAACATTCTGCCTGTGTCGTTGTCGTCCAAGACACCCTTGGTGGGGTGGATAGATTTGCAGACTACGCCGCTCACGTCCGAGCAGATTGACGATTGGTTTTACGAGGGAGTTAAGACTTCAAGCGGCAACATCGTGAAGCGTTTTAACATCGGTGTAATAACTGGTGAGCTGAGTGGTGTCGTTGTGTTGGACTGCGACAACGACGCCGCCGTGAAGTACGCAGACAAGCACAATTTACGCACGCCCTTTGAGGTGTCGACGGCACGAGGCAAGCACTTTTACTTTGCTCACCCACGAGAGGGTGCAAAGTTTTCGAACAAGGCTGGCGGCATAGCACGAGACTGGCCAGACATCAGCGGCTTAGACTTCAGAGGCGATGGTGGTTACGCCATGCTTCCGCCTTCCGTCAAGGTAAAGGACGGCGAAGTCGTTGGTAATTACGAGTGGGCGCATGGCATAGACTTCGATGACTTGGAGATGCACCCGTGGAAGGGCGTCGCGTCCGAGAGTACATCAGACGATTTTTCTTTCGGCGCATTAGATTTGTCAGGCGTTGGCTTACACAATCCAGAAGAGTTTGTGTCTGTTTGGGATCAGACACAGGTACGTGTCGCGCACCTTGGCCGCAAGCTAATGGATGGCGATGGCACGGACGCACTGATGCTGCGCTATGCGGGTCAGAAGTGTCGGCAGGGTGCGACAGGTGACGACCTGCTGAAGATGGCGCAAGACTTTAACGACGAGTTCTTTAACACGGCAGGCTACACACCCGACGAAACCTCTCGCTGGTTAGAGGCGAAGGTGCGCAGCGCAATCGACATGGATCGCCGCAACTACCCAAGTGATTATGATAGCGATGGCTACCGCATCAAGGCCGAGAAGAAACAGATACGTCTGGGCAGGCTCAAGCCAATCTTGGGGTCAGACATTGACCGACTGCTCGACAGTATTGGCGACACAGAATACTGGGCAGACCCTCTGATCCCTGCGGCTACGATCAGCCAAGTCGTAGGATACAATGGCCACGGCAAGTCTTTCTTTCTGCAAGCTCTACTCACTTCAATGGCTGCTGGCAAAGAACAGTTCGGCCCATACTCCACCAAGCCAGCCAAGATTTTATACTTAGACTACGACAACCCAGCTCGCACAATTCTCTACCGTTTTAAGAATTTTGTCAGGATGTTTGGCGACCCGACCGACAACTTCAATATGTGGTCGCCCAGCCTTATCAGCCAAGAAGATGGTGGTGAGATGGTCCTCTCCACCGAGGCGGGGTTTAGTCTGCTGGGTGAATGGCTCGACGCAATCAAGCCCGACATCGTAGTGATCGACACGATCCGTAATGCGTTTGGTGGGCTGGAAGAGGCGTCGGCAAGTGAGTGGTTCAAGGTGAACCATGTAGCTAAGTCTATCCGAAATAAATATGGGGCGTCGGTGGTGATGGTTCACCACAGGAACAAACCGGGGGAGGCTGGGCTTGGCCGGGAAGCCGGGTCAACTGCGCAGCTCACGGACATCGACACGCAGATCATGGTGACCCAAGTCTTCCAGAAGAAAGGTGACGCGAAGGCGAAGGCTGGCCTGTTCGACACTGAGCTGGAGGTAGTCGACAGCGCAGGAAAAGTGTGGACGCCTTTCGGATTTCTTGAGCAACGCCTACGTCCCGACAGCCGTATCCGTATGGTCAGTCAGATTTCGTTTGGCAAGGTGAGGCAGACAACTGAGTTGCATCAGACACATTATCTTGGGTGGGCTGAGAGCCTGATCGACGGGTCACAGTATGTCGTGTCGACATCAAGCATGAGACAGAAGGCTGCGTATTATTCTGGTCAGGGAATGAGCGTCGAAGACATCAGCCGCAAGCTGTCGATCCCAACATATGAGGTGAAGCGGTGGGTGTAGTCAAACCTATTAGTAGAAACTCTTCTACTGATCCAATGCAGACCGACAGTGCCGCAAGGCAACTGTCGTTGTTTGGAGAATTAGAACTATTAGGCTTGAACCGCTTCGCGATTATACACACTAGCGACACTCATTCGTCAATCCCCTTTTATGTCACAAACGACACACAGGACAGCCCCCTTGGCGGGGCTGTCTCTTGCAATCACCCCGAAGGAAAGAAAAAAATGCCACCCCGATCTCCCTTATCAAAGGGCGACCGTGACCTATTAGAATTTATGCTCGACAACAATTACTCCTACAGATCAATGGCTCGCCGTTTCAACTGCTGCTCCGACACAATCAAACGCATCCTCATGCGTGAAGAGTTGGCCACGTTTGAAGGCGCTAAGTATCAACAACAACGACAAGTCGAGACTTGGCAACGCCCCTGCATGAAGTGCAAGTCTACCTCCCCTCGACCTAAGTGGCAGTACGTCTGCGCCGATTGCAAATCCCCCGAAAACTCAGGCGTCCCCGACGAGTTTATGAAATATTAAGGAGAGCAGACGTGAGCAAACAGAAAAGAAAAGGCGATGGCTACGAACGCGAGCTTGCCAAGTGGCTCGACCGACGACTGTTCGGTGGCGAGGGCAAGATCACACGCGCACCCCTGTCTGGCGGTGGCTCATACATAACAGGTGGTGGTCGCGCCGACTTAATCGGAACGCCCGACTTGTGGATCGAAGCGAAGCGCACAGAAAAATTCCAACCCTACGCCGCTATGGCTCAAGCCGAGACTGGCATCCACAAATCTGACACGCCAGAGATGCCCGTCGTGATCCAACGCCGCAACCAAATGAAAACCCAAGACAGCCTAGTCGTGATGCGCCTCAACGACTTCGCCTTTATCTACGAAGGATACCTCATGCAATATGGCTGGGCTTGCATGGATGCAGAGTTTGAAGAGGCCGAAGGTGAGGACGACAAGTCTGCCAACATCGTTAAACTGTTCACAGTCATGCGAGGAGAAGACGATGGCGACGAAGGGCAGAGTTAGCAAAGACTGCAAAGGCAAGTCGCTTAGCAAACCATTTCGCACGCCGGGTGGCCCAAAAAAATCCGCAGTCTGCGTGAAGAAAGGGGCGTCGACTGTGAAGGTCACGTTCGGTGACCCTAACATGACCATAAAAAAATCCATCCCCGCTCGTCGCAAGTCTTTCCGCGCTCGCCACAAGTGCGCGACGCCCGGCCCCAAGACTAGCGCACGCTACTGGTCATGTAAGGCTTGGTGATGGAGGTCTGGGTCTTATATTTCTGGGTGATATTTGCCAACGGGCAACAGGCTATCATGGAAAACAATGACCGCTTCACGACCAAGACCTCATGCTACCTAGTCGCGCATGAGAAAGCAGAAAGTCTACAGATAGAACTTTGGCAAACTACAGGGATGCCCGTGCAAATCAGGCATCGCTGCACACGAGACGACACCCCAACATAAGGAGAAAAACGTGAAGAAAAAACCGAAGCCGAAGCCCAAGGGCGGGAAGAAGATAGGATACTAGGTGGCAGAGTTACCGGCTTACACGATAACATCAGACAGCGATTTTGTCGTGATGGAAGTCGGGGAAGAGACAGCACG